GTTCAGCCAATTCTGCGTAGGTCTCTCGCCCGATGTCGGTTGATGGCCACGGTGGAAACTGCCACCGGTGAGCCCTCCACTCAGCGGATTGCGGGATGTCTCCGTTCGAGATTCCAAACGCGATGACAGCCTCAAGGATGGGGTCGAGGATCCGATTTGTGAGAATGCGTTGGTAGCGTCCACAAACGCGAGCGGCTTGCTGTGAGTCGAGCCGAGCGGTCACCCCACCGAGATCCGAAGGGTCGATAAAGAACCCGTATGGGAGACCGAGAGCGTCGGCCAGATGCCGTTGCAGCGACTCGAGGAAACCTTGGAATGTGACGCTGGGACGGTTGCTCATGAACCCCGTGACCTCCTCGCCAGGCTTGAGGTAGTGGATGGTGCCCGGTGTGATTCGCTCGATGGAGTCTCCGGTGGTTGTCTGCTCGTCCCATCCAAGCCCCTCGCCTGATGGCGTCTTAACCACGCCCGTCTGTCTACTCGCCCACTTCACCGCGTCCTTTTCCCCCGCGAGGATTTCCACGATGTCCTTGCAGGTAGCGATAGCTGGGGCGAATGCGGAAACCCCGCGGTATGAGTCGTGCCGCTGCGGATCGAACAGGTGAAGACACCGCTCGGCGGGAACCTCTTGCTCGTCAACGTAGGAGGCTCCCATGCTGCGGCGGGTGATCTGATAGGCCACTGGTCGGCCTGACTTCACATCGATACGGATGCCCCCGATGAGGTCGTCGGCGACCGTCGAGTGGTATGGGTTGCCGATGCGGTCGGCCTCGATGAGTTGCAGGCGCGGTCCATCCTCGGTGAGGCTTTTGACGAGCAGACAGTCACCGTCCCGCACGAACGAGACGAACGCCAGCTGCATGAGGCTGAGGAAGTCGAATCGGCCCGAGAAGTCAGCACGCTTGCACCAGTCGGCGAAGTAGGATTCATACGCTGAGTTCACCGCGGGATCGCTTGTCCTCGCTTGGTAACGGAGGGATCCGAGCGTGTAGAGCGTCAGCTTGCGCAGAATGCCCGACACGAGCGGGTGATTGTTCTCGAGGTCTCGAGCCTCCCAAATCAGTTGCACGCGGCCTCTGTTGGTTGAGGCTGACTCGGCGTGATTTGAGTAGTTCGAGGGAGTCTGTGCTCGGCTCTCGGTCGGCTCCGCGCCCTCCCAGCGAAAAGCCCTGACAGCGTTGCGGATTCGTCGGATGAGTTTCATCTGCGGAAGGATGCTCGCACGCGGTTGTGAGGAGTCGAGCGTGAGCGTTCAGTGACAATCTGAGCGCACGCGGCGAGTTCTTTGGCGATCTGCACGCGGTCGCGTTGGGACGATGTGCCAGCTGACGACACCGAGGTGTACGGGTCCGCGAACTCGGCCTTGAGGCGAGCGTATGCTTCCGCCAACTCGGCGGCAGTCATCGCTCGGAAGATCCCTTGGTAGTCAATCTCGTCGGCCATCACCTGAGCCGTCCTCATCAACCAGCGGCCCCGATGAAGTTCGTGGCCAGTGCTGCGAGAACTTGGAGCACCTCGCAATCAAAAAGGTGGTTATCCTTCCGGATCTGCTTCCAAATGTGGCTCACTCGCCCGTGCGCGTCGACCCTCTCCTCTCGTCGCTCGGAGGTCACTTGAGCGAGGTAGATCTCACCGGCCTCCCTCGAGAACTCCCATGACGGACCCTTGCCTGACATGAGATGAGCCAGTGCGTCCTTGAGCATCGGGTTTGAGAACACAAGCAGGTTGATGGTCCTCTTTTGACCTTGGCCGAGCATTGCATCGGCTTTGCTCCACATGAACGGCCTTCGGACGTTGTTGACCATGTAGCCGTTGACCGAATCGTGGCCTTTGCTGGCCTTCCACTTTCCTCCCCGTTTCGCGATCTCGGTGTACACGGTTTGAGTGTCGAACCCCGAGTCGATGATGACATCGCCCGACGCGATGCCGTACTTGGTCACCACCTCATCCATCATCGATAGACTGACCGCGCTCCCGAAGTCGACGAGGCGAGAGGTTCCCCCGGGATGCCATTCTCGGACGACGAACCAAAGCCCGTAGGACTGCACGTCGATGGAGAGAAAGACACGGCCTCCGGTGGTCTCCTTCAACTTGTAGTCGGTCCCTCGCAGGTCGTCCCCGAACTGCTCGGCTTTGAGATCGCTGACCCATGGCTCACCCATCGTCTCTCGCTTCCAAGTCTGCATCGGGATCACGTTCCCGAATGTCATTTGACGCTTGGCCACCAAGAACTCCTCGACGGCCTCGCGCCATGGAATCCACCACGGTACGAGGGAAGACCAGGTGAAGCTGACCTTGTGCTTCGGTGCGATGAGGTTCCCCTTCTCCCATCGGCCATTCTCGACGAGGGTGCGGCGCGTCACGGGGTCGTCGGTGTGCCCGTGACCGCACGATGGGCACTTCAGCCTGATGCTTTCCGCCACCTTCTCGAACAACCACTTTCCCTCCGGCGTTTTGGTCTGCTCCGACTCCTCCCACTCAACATGCTCCCAGAGTGGTGAAAAGAACATCCCGCACGCCTGACATGGCCACTCGAAGCGTCTCTGGTCCCCGTCGAGGAAGGATTGATGCACCGCGTCGTTTTCGAACAGCGGGGTGCTGATCTGCACAATCCGATAATTCCACTGCGCCCTGACCCGCTTCCGCACCATCTCCAACGCCCCGGGTGGGTAGTTCCTCACCTCGTCGAGGATGAGCCATCGCACCGGCACTGATTGAAGTTTCGAGGGTGAGCCAGCCCCGCGGACCATCAGCGTCATGGGTGCAAAGTCGATGGTGCCCTTCCGTTTGCCTGACCGCTCCTTGGGCATCATACGCTTGATGGTCTGGCAGTCCATCAGTGTCGGAAGCAGTCTGGTCTGCATGAAGTCCTCGGCCTCGTCCTGAGCCGCGAGCACCCACATCGCGGGTCCGGGATCCTCAGCGATGGCCCACGCGAGGAGGATCATCATCGTCTGGGTTTTGCCAGACTGCGCGGAACACATGATGGAGATTTCACGGATCGAGTCGTCGGCGAACACCTCCATGATTTCTTTGGTCCACGGCGCGGTGTTCGCGCTGAACTGACCCGGCATCGACGACTGCTTGTCGATGATGATGTGATCCTCGGCCCATTGCCAGGGGTGCCGATAATCGCGGAGGGTCGCGATCTCTGAGATCGTCTCAAAGAACATCTGATTCTCTGGTGGCTTTTTTGCCTGTCAGTGTCTCCCACCGTTTAATGATGACGTCACAGTAGGCTGGACTGATCTCCATGCCGTAGCAGCGGCGGCCCAGTTGCTCGGCGGCGATCAATGTGGTTCCCGAGCCGAGGAATGGATCGTAGACGACTGTCGCTTCGTGATTTTGCAGCGGCCTCGCCATGCACTCCACAGGTTTCTGTGTGCTATGGCCCGTCTCCGACTTTCGAGGCTTGTCGATAGACCAGAGCGTGGTCTGCGTTCTGTCGTCTGTTCGTCGGCCCGGCTTTCCGTCTCGGACGCAGTACCAGCACGGCTCGTGTTGGTGGTGATAGTCGCCTCTACCAATGACCATGCTGCTCTTCGCCCAGACGATTAGATTCCTCAAAACAAAGTTGCAGGATGTCAAACTCTCGGCGACTTCGGGCGACTTCGTGTCAGCGTGCCAAACATAGGCGATGTCACCTCCAAATAAAGCCCACGACTCACGCCAGTCTGCCCGGTCATCGTTCGACACCTTGCCGACCGCCGTCGCACCGTATGGCGTGCCGTCTGGACGCTTTGCCTCGTTCCGCCATTCGGCATCGTAGTCGACACCGTAAGGAGGATCCGTCACCATAATGTCTGCCTTTGCCCCATCCATTAGCCGCGCCACGTCCTCGGCCTTGGTCGAGTCGCCGCAGAGCAGCCGATGTTCCCCGAGGATCCACAGGTCGCCCGGCTTGGTGATCGGGTCGTCCGGTGTCTCCGGCACCTCGTCGGGGTCTCCGTTGAGTTGATTGGTTTCCGCGAGTAGCTCGGCCATCTCTTCATCCGAGAAGCCTGTCAGGAGGTGGTCGAGGTCGCTTTCCTTGATGGCTTCCAACTCGACCTTGAGCATCTCCTCGTCCCATCCTCCACCGAGTTCCGCGAGTTTGTTATCGGCCAGAATGTACGCCCTGCGCTGCGTCTCGCTTAGGTGCGAGAGTCGGATGACAGGCACCGACTCGAGACCCAGTTTGATGGCGGCCATGACGCGACCGTGGCCAGCGATGATGCCGTTGCTCTGGTCGATGAGGACCGGGTTGTTGAATCCAAACTCACGAATGCTTCCCGCGAGTTTTGCGACCTGCTCCGGATCGTGTTTCTTCGCGTTTCTCGCGTAGGGTATCAGGTCCGCTGGGTGCATCTGCTCCAGCTTCGGCTGCGGCTTGTTCGTCGGCCCATCTTTGGATTTCGGCATAGCTGTTGCGGATTGCGGTTGTTATTTCAGCGGAGATTTGGGTGGGGGTCATCCCCGAGAGTCGGCCAGCGAGCGAAGGCCCGATTCGAAGCTGGAGACGCTTGCAGGTGTCAAATGTCTGGTACAGCTTTTTCCGGATCTCGTCACGGTGCATGACTTCGCCTCTGGCCTGTTGGATTTGCAGTTCGAGGAGTTGGTTGCGGAGGTGAACCTGACGAGCGGTCAGCTTACTCTTGTCAAGGTCGCCATCGTCGCCCGATGCACCCGCACCGTGCGCCTCGACCCACTCGCGCCACTCTTCGATCGGATAAAATCCTGAAGCGTTGGCGGCTGGTGCTCCGCGGGTGATCCAGCTTTTGCACGCGGCCCGAGTCACCCCGAACATGGCGGCCAACTCAGCGAGTGACTTCGCCCAGGTACGCGGCTTCTCCTCCTTCCCCGACAGGTAGTTCTCCACCTGTTGCAACTGAGCGCGGGTCAGCGGCTTGCCCGACTTCTGCTTTTCGATCAGGAGGCGGATGTTCTGCGCGGTGACCTTGCTCAATAGCCCGTCGCTCTGTGATTTCATTTTGTATATTTAATAAACAGACTTCAATCACGGTT